CGCAATTCTTTATCTACTTCTTTATCTACTTCTACTCTACTTCTATCAGCAAAGTCACGGACAGTCTCGATTTGTCCCGGACAAACTGACGTTTTATAGCTTTCTATCATGCTTCGTATTTCCTCGGATCGCGTCTGCGACTTGTCGATGAACTTGTATATCTTGCGGCATAGTATCCGTCCGGTGATCTCGTCTACTTCAAACAGTCCTTGTTTCAACATGAATTGCATCATCTCGCTGATCCTTGCCGTGTCTCCACGGTACTGTTCGGCTAGGTCTTCGGCGGTTTCTTCAAGCTCAGGGATGGGGTGGTCGGACGATAGCGATTCTACGATTGACTCAACGATAAGGTTGTACAGGCCGTATCCTTCAAGGCCATATTTCCTAATAAGACGGTTGATTTTCACATCGTTTCTCATGTTTGCGTAATGTTTGAAAAATTGCATCCTTCCTCCTGAAATAAAAACGGGCCACACTCACCCCACCCTGTCGGGTTTCTCGCGGGGTAGTGCGGCCCTAGTGCTTTGTGGCACTCACGGAGGCGAGAAATCACCGTCAATGCCATGTACGGATCAATACAAGTCCTTGTACTGATACATACAATATACAACGAGACATAATATTTGTCAAGTGCTTTTATACGAATAAAGCGGCAAAGGGCACTCTCTGGGAATTGTGTTAATATCCGTAATGAATGTCTGTTCCCACGAAAGAAGCTTTCGCTCAAGCAATCCGCACTTTTTCCGCCGTGCGACAAAGCACGGGCACTCCGAGCACGACTCAACGAAATCCTCATACCCTTCGCAGATTATTTTTCTCGGAGTAACGTAGGATGCGTCTACACGTCGATGGCGCGCAACATAGTCGTCGTCAATTTTAATCATTGATCCTCCTTTCTTGTTCTTTGCTTAATCAGATACTCGTAATACATCGCGGTCGTGCTGCGTCATCTGGCGGTAAATATTTCTCCAAAACGCCTCATGATTGTCAAAGTAGCTAGGCTTACCAACGTGCCACATGTTACACCGCTTGCACTTATAAACACGCGCAATAAAACCTCGTCTCTTTAATTCACGGCAGGCAGCCCATGCCGCTTCTTCATTCTTGTGTTTTACCTTCTTCGCGCAACTGATCCTCTTTTTCATCTACCCTCCTTGTGCGCTGTTTGGGAGCATAATACCAGTAGAACCGCACCAATGTCAAGAACCATTCGCGCGAATCCTGATATTTTTTGAACACGTCGCGCATCTTCCATTCCTCGCCATCCCACACCGCAACCCACCATTCGTTGTTTGATCCATATCCATTCTCCTCGCGCAAAATATCGTAAGCCGCGAGCTGGAGCGCGTGTTTCACCGACCGTCCGAAGGAGCGCTTCTGGTCCCACGTTTCGCTCTCCCACAGCATGTCGGGCTTTCCGCAAAACATGTGATTGCGCGAGAACAACGGTTGCTCATGGAGAAGGAGCTTTCCGGGCTTGCGCTTGTCCACCAGCTCCGCGAACTTTTCAAGCATCAGATCGAAGTTGGTATCTCCGGTGTCAAGGTAGCGCTCTATCCGCGAGTGCCGGTCGATACCGTCCAGCCGCGCGGCCTCGTATGTTTCGTCGTCAACCCACACTTCGTCGCGCGGAAGTAGTTGCGACACCGACGGGACTTTTATCCCGTCGATGTAGTGTACTCTGGTTTCCTCGTTGTATTCAAGCATGATCGGCCATCTTGTTAAGCTCGGCGTTCATGGTTTCCTCGTTCCACTTGTGGGCCTCGCAGAACGCAACTGCCTTCGCCACAGTGTCAATGCCGACAGACTTCATGCCGTCTTTGGTCTTCTGTGGGAGAGACTTTAGTTTGTCTTGCGGCGTCGGCTCGGGCGGTTTAGGTTTTTCAAGATATTTCGATCCGTCCCACCTACCGGCGTAAATCTCAGCGCCAAACCCGAGAGCCTTGAACGCCACGGAAAGCGCATCGGTGACGGCCATCTTGTAGCACTCGTCGTTGGTGTAAAGATAGTCCTTCTCTTTTGAAATCATCATTGACCCGCCGATACCCTCGACCGGCTGGCTGGTGGATTCGCCATCACGGTAGAACACGTCAACGCGCGCGAACGCCATCACCTGTCCATCGGCTCCGGGAACAGTCCACAGTTCTTTTATGGTGTACCACCACCCTATTCCACACGGCCCGAAAACATCGGTCGCCGCCTGAAAGCGCCACTGCGGATTGATGTCTGTCATTCCTTTGAGGCGACCGCCGCCGATTGTTTTCAGTGATGTCGGGTCTGGCTTGTGAACCTGATCCCATATTCTGCGATTACTCATTCTCGCCCTCCTTGATTTTCTCGGCTGCCATCTCCTCGCCGATCTTCATCAGCGCCTCGGATACAGCAGCGCGGAACGCCGGATGTACCTGCCCGTTGCGGGAAAGCAGTTTTGCGATCTGGTCTACGTTATGCATGTCAGTCCTCCTTGTCAATTTTATTCCATGCGCCGTCTTTGAGATGATACACACCATCGACTAGTCGGCTTGCGTCTATCTGGTGTTGATTCGAGTTTCCACAGCCCATACCAATACCAATTCTTTCAACTACTCCCCATATCGCAGGACATCCGTTTTCGTCGTGCTGGTCATTTGTAAAAACGCTGTTGTTAACCCCAAACACAAATGACGCGCTCTTCGGGATGGACTTGTGTGCTCGCTGAATAGCTACTTTTGATATTCCAGATTTACCACACTCTGACAGAAAAGATGCAGTAAATTTTTTGCACGATAGATATTCGTCTTTGAGCGCTTTGATGCTTGTTTTCATTTCAGATAACGATTGCTCCATGTCATAAATTTTTTTGTCAAAATTCATGTCAGTCCTCCTTCTTGATTGATTCGAGTAGCATACGCTCGATGACAGCGCCGCGCTTCACCTTTTCCGCGCGGACTATCTTTGCGACATAGCGCTCGATCTTGTCGGCAGCGCTCTTGTGCAGCGAAACCGAAAACGGTACTCGTGGGTCAGTCGTCATCGCGCCTCCGTGTAATTTAATTTGATGTCTCCACCAATCGGCGAAGCCTTCGGGTGTACCGTAAGTCATGAGCCAGCGGTTAAAGTAATAGGTGCGGTCGTTCATGATGTCCTCCTTGTGCTTTGCCCGGCCGCCTTTCGTCGAGGGCTGCGCGGGGCTGTGAATCTATTCTACGAGCTTGAAGCGTCGGCTGTCGAAAGCGTATTCGTAGTATGTTCCGTCCTTTTTCGTGAGAATGGAAAAATCGTTCTCATCGGTATCGTGATTGCCGCCAACGTGCGCTTTGGTTACGATCGGGAACACACGGAAAACTTCGGCCACTTCGCCAACCGCCGGGAACATCGCATCACGGTACTCCTCGGAAATCCAGCACACCTTATCGCCCGGCTTCAGATCAAGGTGCTGCATTTCCTCGAACACGCGCTCGCGCTCCTGCCCGGTTACGGCCTTCGGACCATCGTCATTGGAACCACCCGACAGTAATGCCCTCAACAGTTCTTCTTTACCCATGCTTACCTCCTAGCGTTTTTGGTCGCCACCAATTAACTGATTACAATGTCGTCGATATTGAAAAATAAGTCAATCCAATTTTGTAATTTTTTCTGGGCGCGGACAAAAAAATACCGCCCATTGCTGAGCGGTAAACTCGCCGGGTGGCGAGGCCCGACAGGTATCGGGCAGGAGGTCCACATGGACGCGGGGAAGCCCCGCAGCGAGTGGAGATTCAAGGTGGCATGAGATGTTGCGCGTGTCAAGTTTTTTTTATTTTTTGCTTGACATTTCCGCGCTGGAATGGTACTTGTAATGTAGGTTGCGATTGTTGGCTCCATGTGAGAACGACCGGCCGGTACAGCGCATGTCAGGCGTTGCCATCGCAACCAACTGGACGACGAACACCAGTATAAAAACGGCTATCGAGGCCCACACTGCCAGCGTAGCGAAAGTGTGACCCTGCGCGCCTCTTGACAATGCGAAATTCGCAGGGTTTTGTGGGCGGTCACACAAATGGCGTTTAGGGTGTGAACCAGACATCGGTGGGGTGGGCATCGGTGGCGGCGGGTGGAAGCCCCGTTAATCAAACACAAGGAGAGCGCCATGTATTGTTTTATTTGTGGTTATAACATACTATCATCATTCAGCGGTATTGGTGGACGTAATTGGCAGTTGTCTTTTTGGCCGTCTTTTGTCGTGCGGCGTCACTCTGGAGACTGGATCACAATATCGTTGTATTGCTTTTTCTGGACATTCGAGATAAGCGTATTCAAAAGTATTTTATAGGGGCGCGGAATGGTTCGACGCGACACAAGCCCAAAGCGGAACGTCGCGGACCCCGGCTCGATACCGGGCGCGTCCAAATTTTGAACTGCATCTCTTTGAATTGCCGGTGGATCGCCCGTAGGCATACCCGCTAATGGCGAGTTTTCGGGGAACAGTGGTGCAGTTCAAAAATTGCGTCGTGGTGAAATGGAGCACCGCCATAGCCCTTGAAGGCGTGGAGATGTCGGTTCGACCCCGGCCGGCGCAAATCGCGGAAGATCGGACGACTCGCCGCGTGATGTAAAATTTATGTAAGGCAGGTTGCGATAGCGTAAATAATCAATTGTACGAACCGTGGATATGCTCCCGGTGGAATAGTAGCCGCCGGGAGTAACTCACTTCTGATTTAAATGCTTCCATGTATAACCATTCACTATTCCGTTAATACATCCCATTGAGACATGATACATTAACGCCAATTCCCTGAGTGTATGATTCGGACGCATTCTATGTATTTCAATTACTTGATTTTCTGATAATTTACATCCACTATGGCGTTCGCCAGATTGAGCAATGGATATTTTCTTTCTTGTGAGATCGCTATGCTTGACTCCGATCAACCACGTCTGCTTTCCTTTTAGCGCACGCGATAAATTCTCTTTATGCTGCTCAGAAAACTTGCGCCCCTTTCTGTATTCCGACATCTTTTTCTTTGATAAATCAGTATGCTTTCTCCCTAAAGTATTACCCGCTGTACGGCAAATATTATACCCATATTTTCTAACATAAGACTTAAAACTGTCTAGCGCTCGTTGTTCATAAAAAAGCAGTGTTTGTATGTCGCAATATAGCAAAACAGAATACCTAAAACATGATTCTGTGTATTTATTATATGCATGTTGTAGTAGTTGGTTCTCGTGTGTTCCTCGCCTGAGTTTATTTTTATGTCTCACCCAACGCTGATATATATCTTTCGCGCTACCAATATATTTCTTACCATTGGCAATGTTTTCGATAATATATATTCCTGTCATATTCAATCTAGCTTATCCCAACACTCCTGAAAGCGGATGTTGTCGGGGAGGTTCTTCGCGTCTTTGCAGTATTCAAATCTTCGGTAGGCAGAGCAGTCCCGCGCGAACGGTGCGCAGATAGATTTGTCGGTGTTCTTTTGGTTGTAATACATACACCTGTCGAAATCATAACAGGCTTGCGGCCCACCGGCGTAATCGTTTTTGTCGGGCATGGACATACAACACGCGACAAGTACGCAGAGACAACATAGTGATATGATTATGCGCTTCATACAGGCTCCGTTATTCTCTCGATAAGTTTACCGCGGGTATCGTATCTTTCAATCACTCGATACGCCGGATATGTCCACACAATCGGCCGACCGGTGCAAAAATCTACGTCTGTTGTTTTGGGCCACCACCACGAATGCAGCCCTGTGCCAGTCCCAAAATAGTATTTATCTCCATAGCTCATTTCATCCACCTTGATATGGTGGTGCAAATCTTTGGGCTACCGAAAACCCCATGTATGCACACATCACAATGACTAGACTATCGGCGTCGAACTTGTCAGTCGCAAGAAACAATATCACGCACAAAATCACGACTTGCAGCTTGCGCGAAAGCAGCTTGTCAAGGTAGTAGTCTACGCGCTTTTGTCTCATGCTATTTGTGCCTCGCTCTCGATACGATACAGGAACTTACCGTTGTCCTCTTTGAAAAAATACGGTACACCAGTTTTGCTACCCTGGCCTAGGTCGATGTGTATATGGATGTTCCCGGTGGTGTTGTCTATCCCCGCGCGGTAGGGCCAATGGTTGAGCATGTGGGCAAATAAGTGGTTGTAGGCCGCGATAGGGGCATAATCTTGATACCAGCGAAGCGTGATGTCAATCGCGTTGTCGGGCTTGCGATGCGGAGAGCCGATGGGATCGCGCGGGCGGTCGCCGCTTGTCACCACGAAGTCAAGGTGTTTCCGCGTATAGGCTTCCTTGTACTCGGAAAAAAACTTGACAAATTCTTCTCTTACATTCATAGTGTCACCTTATTATGGTCTTTAAAAACTGTCAAGAACATTTTACCAGTGCGAGAAATAAAGAGAAACCTGCGGCGACCACCGAAATCAATACCCACCTCTGAACTTTCAGGACTGCGGTACTGACGGCGGCTTTCTCGACGCGGCAAAGCTCTTCTCGGAACTCATCGCGCATGTCCGCGATCTGCTTTTCGATTCTGTCTATACCGGCGGTAATAAGCGTGATCTCGTTCCGTGTCATTGTCGTATCCTATGCTGCGTATGTGCCCACGTAGGCGTAAAAATTAAATATCCCAGAGCGTGGACGGGTGTGTGGGCCGGTGCGTGGGGTGCCGTTTGTGCCGTCGGTGACTGGGCCTATGAGTTTTCTCCCGGAGGACGTGTCACCCGTACCGAATCCACCGTATGCCGTAGTACCCGCTCCCGTTGTTGTCTCGAAATTTAATCCCTGCATCGCATCCCTTTGCGCCAACCCCAGCACATTATACAGGCCGTCGTTCATGATCGCCGCGTCAGTCAGCTCTTTGTGCCGCGCCGTCGTGGTACTTCCCGCAATGCGGTGCGGGTAAATGCTGATATTTGCCGAACTCGCGGTTTTTGCGCCACCGGTGAGTCCTGAAGCCGAGCAGGTAATCACGGCCGACGAACTGCCGACGTTGGCGAGCGTAACGCCCGTTATCTGATAATCCCCGGCCGGTATGCCACCTATGGCGTCCGGTAGCGTGAGTGTCCCGTACTCGCGGTCATAAGCGTAGGCCTCGGCGAGCGCGAGCATGAGGATGTAATTTTCGGGCTGTTTCGTGGTGCTACCCTCGTTGAACCAAAGCGAAAACGACGTTGCGCCGGTGATCTGGTACGACGTGATCGGAAACGTCGTGGTCTTGCTGACGGATTTCGTGATCTTCCATATCCGCGCACCAGCAGCCGCCGTGCCGGGTTCATTCACGGTTGCCGCCGTATCGGATGTCCGCGTGGCAATAAATCTAAACTGATTAAGTTTCTCGATGAAAACGAGGTCGCCGACGGCTATCTCGGGATCAAAATTTGTGCTGCTTCCGGTCAGTGCCGTTCCCGCGAGCGTCACCGTCCCGGAGAGTACCGCAGACGACCAGCGCGGGCCAGCAACGATTGTTCTTAGGTATGGGACATAATCGACGTAATTAGCAGCACTCAGCGTTGAAGTTGGAGTTGCCAAGTTAAACCACGGGTCTAACGAAGATAGAGTAATCTCCTCTTGAGTAATAAGAGATTGCCCAACACGATATGGAGAAATTATACTACCAGAAAGAGTGTCGAGGTCGGCGCGGGCGTTCAATGCAAGGTCTTGAAGAAATTGGTTGACAGATTGCATGTACCGGCTCATTCCGGCTTTATCGTCGGGGGATGGTATGAGCGGCAGTATCGGTGATTTATTGGTTTTCATTTCTCAATCTTCTCAGTTCGGCGTTAAATTCCTTGCTGCGTATGCTTTTGAGTTTATAAAGTTGCCTATCGAGCCTTTCCTTTTCTTCATCGCTGGCACGTTCATACCGCCGATGAAACATCTCTGCGCGAGTACCGGCATCTTGATACTGCAAGTCACGCCACCACCTTCCGTCAGGTATTCCAGTCAAGCTTTTTTTCTCGTTTAATTGGCGCAAAAAATACCGGCGCTGTTCCCTCGGTTGCGTGTTGATGAACTCAACAGCTTCTTCCTTCGAGATTCTACCACGTGCGTATTCATCGGCAATCGCGTCAAACTCACGGCGAACCACAGCCCTTTTTGTAGCGCGTTCCCGTTTGATTCCTTCTGACTCCTGTTGGTATGGAGCAAACGGATCAGTCGAACGCAAAGCTTTTCTGATAAACGGAGCCTTGCTAATCATCTCTTGCATCGTCTGGTCGCGCATGTCTTTGGGTAGTTCACCAAGCATAGCACTCATGGCCCCACCGGTAAGAGATGTCCATATATTACCGCTCGTGAATACCTGTTCGAGAGCGTACTTAGTTCGTTCAGGTGACATTCCAGTTGCTTCTCCGAGTTTAACATAGGCTTCTGGAGTATAGCGGTTATATTCCTGAGACGGTTCAATCCCTTTGCGACCGCGCCATATATCCTCGTTGCGCCAAAAGTTCTTGTTGGCCGCATATCCAAGCATGGCCTCGATTGTTGGGGGAAGAACGCCGGTAGGAACTATTGGAAGCCCGTCTTCAAACGCCATTGACAACTGGTTTGATTTGAATGTATCACCTATCGAGGCTGCGGCGAGGTTCTCAAATATTGACGCGAAGATGCGTTGCGACTGATCTTTGGCTACCTTGAAATAGTAATAACGCTTGTCCCCGTTCTTGTCGTAATAATAAAGCGGGGTGGTGAATATAAAGTTTGACGCTTTCTCGCGGTCGGGAACCTGTTCCCACGCCTCGGGGTTAGTCATGCGGTTGGCATAATATAATCCCGCAGCCATAGTTCCAATCTGTCCGACTTTATACGTGAACTTTCCGGGGTGGTCTGCCGCATATCTGAACACACCGCGCGTACCTTGTATGGCAGCGTTTAAGTATGGTATAGCAGAGTCAGCGGCCTTGACAAACGACCCACCCTGCGAGAAGTCAAGATAGTTTCTCGCGGCGTATGTGGCCCGCATCTCGGCTCGTGATGGGTCAATTCCTTCTTTGGCTGCGTTTTTAAGGGCACGCTTTCTGAGCGCAAGCCGCGACCATATCTCGGTAGTTTCTCCAAGATACCCCATCACGCCATAGAGCTTGTCAAGCGCCGAACCCGCCAATCCTGGTCTACCCTGGTGAGTCAAGAACTCCATTCCGCCGCCTTGCTGAACGTATTTCAGGTAGTCTCCCTTACGTAGCACGGCATCCTTCGCTGTGGATACGAGGTCTACTGCCTGCTGCCCCACCGCTTTTGGGAGGAACGACGAATACTCATCCGTAGTGAGAAAGATATGTGCAAGGTCACGAGCAAAGTTTGTGACTGCAAATTCAGGGTTTAGTCCTGTAGCCATCGGCTTTAATATTTTTGATCCCGACAACCATCCTATCGCTGAAGACAACTGTTTCGATATTTGCGGGTCTGAAAGTACCCACTCTTTCGCTATATCTGACGGCATTTCTAGATAATGACGTTTGCCATTTACCATAACAGCGACAATCTCATTGCCCGCAGTTGGAGTTGGCTCGCTCATACCCCACTTGTATTTCTGATATTGTTTTGATATTCTCTTGAGTACAGCTTGATCTTCTGCGTTTCTAACATTTTCAACCATCTTCGCTATCTTTCCGGCAGAGTATTGCTTCCGCTCTCCGTCTATATATGTATCAACTATGATAGCGTCATCAGCAACCTCCTTACCATTATAAAACAATTTCCTCTTAGGTATAGCAACATGCACAAGTCCGTTGTCAGGTACTTCTTGCGCGAGTTTAAACAATTCCTGGTTCGCGCTGTTTTTCATAATACGTGCATTGGTGCGTGATACAACTTCGGCCATGAGAAGTCGAGAATTATTTTCCATGGCCTGCTCGCTGCCTTCTTTCAACGCCTTGATTCCACTAGAAGGCACGGTAAGCTTTGTACCGCCGAAAGTATAGTTTTGCTCTGGGTCGATATACTGTATGAATCTTCTCGGCGAGTAATCTCCTTTTGAAAGAAGCGCCTGATAAGATGCATCGTCAAGTAAGCCTGCCTGTTTCATTTTACCAAGCTGTTCTTGCATGACTCCGAAGTACTTGTCTGCGCGGTCATTCAATGCTTTGAATCTTTGTGGATCAGATTCGGCAAGTGCTTTTAGGTACTCCGCATGGTCTTCTGGTGTAAATCCTTTGGTGTTGGCAACGTCTTTATATTTACCAATAGATACTGTGCGGCGGGAAGCAATAATCCTGTTAAGTTGCCGCTCGTCATCGTGCGACAATCCTTCGTAGATTGATCGACTGTACTTGTCCAACTCCATGTCTGTAATGGCAGAAGCACCGCGAGCTAAGTCGTGACGAATAGCGGCATCTTCTCCAATCGGTCCAAGTTTTTTCAAGTCCTCTTTGACGTTACCGCTGGTATCTACCAAACGTGTTTTGGCCTTGCGAAGAATGTTAGGTATATTCACCTTGTGAAGAGTGGAAATCTCTTTTTCGCTTGCGTCATACATGGCATCAATAGCCTGTATGGCCTTGCTAGATGGTTTTGTTGGAAGTATTCCTAGGGCTTCTGCTTTAGTCTTTACCTGCCACGGCATAATGCTAATTGGTAGTTGAGTAACCGCTTCAACCGCCTCGCGGACTGGTGCAAACGGAGTTTTCGTAAGCATTGACAGCCCCCTCGCTCCAGCAAGACCGATTGCGAGGTTGATCGGCTTTGTTTCCTCTTCGATCCCGCGAATGGGTGCGGTATTTCCCATACGTTTGGCTAATTCTACTTCTTGTTCGCTTTGTTGGCGTAACGCGGCCTCCTCCTCGTCGGTCATAAATGGGTTGATCTTTTGAATTGCCCGCCCTGCCATTTCTGCCAAGTTGGTATTCCTCAAAGCACGATCTAAGTAGTGCTCTTCGTGTTGCGGTGCGCGGCGTGTCTCCTTCGCTGGCACTATCTCACGAATCTTTTGTGGTTCTTCGTATGGCCCTATCTCGCGTATGGACTGCGCGGCCTTGTAGGGGCCTATCTCCTTGACGGTAGGCTCCTCTTGATACGGACCTATTTCACGAATATCTGGCATTACAGTTTTCTCAATCTCCCGTTTTGGTACACCATGCGCTGTCCGTTGACTTCGTATTCATAGCCTTCCTTGTACTTAATCTTTGGCTGTGCGACCGGCTGGTTCTTGTTGGCCGGAGTGTTGTCAGCCACATTGCGCGTGTCTAGATCGTCGCCCGACTGGTATGATAAGTATGGATTAATAAGAGAGTTGTCCATTCGCGCGACGAAATTTTGCTTTGTCTCGGGCGTCTTCCCTTCGAGTTGTCTCCTCCGCGCCATTAGGGTTGAAAGCGTCTTTTCGTCATTAGCCTCTCTTGCGGCGGCAATCTGCTCGTCCAGTTTTATAAGATCACGGCGCAGCGCTGAAGAATCTTCGGAGTCAATCGGAACCCAATTCTCGCTGTCCTTCGGAACCTGTCCTTCTGGTAGATATTGCTTGCGCTCACTTCCGCGCTCCTTCCAGAGAACCTTCTTTCCTCCACCAATACCGCCACCGAAAGTTGGCCTAAGCTCTTTTAAGCCAGCCGACATATTCCACCCGAACTTGTTGTCCAGAAGTTTGAACTTGTGAACCATGTCATTGTAGGCGTCTTTAATAAGACCCTGTTTACCACTTGCAAGTGCGGCATCGTACTGGGCTTTATAGTAGTCGTATTGGTCTGTGGCCTGTGCTGAAACCGGAGACGATTGCATATTTCGTGCTTTCATCGACTCGTATTTCGCTTGAGAGTTTTCTACCTGAGCAATTCTCTTTTGTGCGGCGGCAGCCTTAGCGTCGGTGTATTCCTCTCCTTGAGGCTGCATATCTATTGGCCCTTCGCGTTCATACGCAGAGCGTGGCAGCTTTTCCATGAGGGCGCGAGCCTTCGGCCCAAATCCAGTTTTAGCTTCTTCAAGTAGACCAGTCCCGTATCCGCCCTGTTTTGCCATTTCTTGATTTGCGGCCTGCATCGCAACCTGCATCTTGTCGGACATTGATACTTCTTGCGGATGCTCCATTGAACCGCGCATCTGCCCCGCAAGTCCACGGCCTGCAACGCTAAAATCTTCTGGACGATTATAATTATCGCTGAATAGCCGATAAAGCAATCCTTTACCCTGTGCCTTATTAAGCTCCTCGGCAGCACGTTTGGCGTCCCCTAGGCTCCTGAACATGGCAAACCGCTGCATGGCCTGAGCGCGCTCAGCTTGCCGTTGTTCATTGGCCGTGCGCGTCATCTGGTCAACAACTTGCATCAGCCTAATGTTTGAATCGTCACGCGGTATATACTGCATTCTTAGCCTCCAAACATGCCTGCTATTTGAGTTCCAAAATTCATGAGATTTTGTCCAGTGCCAACGGCCTGATTTATCTGTCCCAATAATCCCTGACCGCCCTGACTGTAATAATTCTCTTTTGCCTTAACGCCAAGAGAGCCACCAAACAGTCCGCTCATTCCCGAAAGAGCCTGCATCTGCCGCGCGAGAGCGTTCTCTTGCCCCTGCTGTGACTGGAGAAGTTCGTTGTAGAACAAATTCCCTCGCTGTTGAGAAAGCTGGTTCTGTAAATCAGAAAAAGCCCGGCCAAGTGTTTTTGTCTTTGCCGAGGAGTGGAATTTCCCGCCGTACTGTTCTGATAGCTGAGGAACGAGAGTATTCTGAAAAGCATACATTGCCGGGTTTGCCATCGTATCCTGATAGAACGATTCTATGTCGGCTTGCGAGCGATTGTATGTGTTCTCTGGATTAAGCGCCATCTGGTTCATCTGCGCGTAAATACCCGGCGTGTACTGCTGCGCGAGTTGAGTTTGCTGCTTTAACAGTGCCGCCTGTTCCGGCGTTAGTGTTGATACAGACTTCATCCCGGCACCGCTTCCACCGAAAACCTTTTTCTTGAGCTTACTTGCGAAACCCATATTGCCTCCTACACCCCCGCGTTGTTAAATCCAACAACGAGCGATTCAATCTCAAAGTTCGCCCCGCTTACATTCTCGATGTAGAAGCGAACCTGTGTGCCGCGCATAAGAAAATTAACAATGCGCTCGAAATATTCCGTTGTCCCCGCGAGGTCAATGTTCCCCCACCCGGACCACTCACCGCCGAAGTTGACAGAAGCCCTCACGCGAAGCGCACCGGTGCTTGACTGCGATATACCAATGAGCAATTCAAGGAGCTTGAAAAGCTGTCGAGGGTCGTTCAGCGGATAGTCCCGCGTGGTCATGTTCGCCGTTATGTCAGCACCATTGTCAGTACCAGAACCGAACTCGTAAACGTATCCGTCTTTGTCGCCAAAGAGATAGGTCGGAGTTCCACCATACGCGAGGAAGTCAGTCCACGATTCGCCGGAAGCGAGAAGGTCTGCCCACGTTATCGCGGAAGCATCCCACGTCGCCCACGTCTCGGATGAGTCTGAATACCAGTACCCGAAGGCGGTCATCTGCTGCGGGAACTCCCATATCGACCACGAGTCGTCGATGTAATTATAGACATATGCCTTGTCGGGATAGTCTGCCGAGGTCGGTACAAAGAGCGCATAAAGGTGCCTGTCAAGCATCTTCGCTGAAAAGGCCCGGTGCGACATACCCGAGTTCAGACTGCGGATCATGGTGTTTACGATAGCATCGCCTATGGGTACGATCTGCATCCCGTCAAACTTGTAGATATTATCGGTTCCCATAAAAATGTGAAAATTCCCGAAGTCCTGAACAGTCCTGATCGAAGGTGTTCCGATGCCGTTGATGTGGTTCTGCTGGAACTGGAGAGGGTCGGTAGCAGAGCCGGTCGGTCTGGCAACGGTGATCGATTCCTTCTTGTAGACAATGACGTTCTGCCCGAGAGCCTTCATCCCAACGACTTCATCGTTGGTATTCATGAAGTCATAGTACAGCCCCTCTGCGTAGCTTTCGGGGTCGCCAGCATCAGACATTTCCAGAGTGAACGGCTGATCGTTACCGGCGTCGATAGTCCAGCCAAGATACAAGTGCTCGAACCCCACAGAGCCGAAGTATCCGCAGTAACGCGCGACATTCGGAGTACCGCCCAAGTCCGCGAAGTATCCCGTGCCCGTCCATTTTTTCGGAACCTCTATCCCGTTTGTCACGACCATTATTCGCTCATACGTCTTGACCGGGAGCGCAACGTCGTGCGGCTGATCTTCATCGTTTGTCCAGCACTTCCTTATGACATACGTGCCATCGGTAACGGAAGGAGCATTGGTCGTGAGCGTAAGCGAGGTCGCGCTTGCGAACGCGGAAACGGTGTACCATGTATCGGGAGTGCCGCTTGCGTTCGGGTCGGTCGTTCCGAACTTGATCTGGTAAACGCTGGTGGGCCACGACGACGACCAGCCCGTAGCAGAACCGGTCACGGTCGCGGCGGCGGTGGTAGCCGTCACCGTACCGTCTGTGTGGACTTCGGTAATGAAATCCCACTCGTCATCGGTGGAGTCGTACTTGTAGGCGTCCCGCGTGGTGGTGGCCACGAGGAACTTGTTTGCCGTGCCAAGAAGCTCGTACCACGTCAGGGAGGTAACGGCTCCGTTCATCTGGTTTCCGAGCACGGTATAACCGGGGCGGCGTTTCACCTTGCCGTCCTCGAACATTATATTAACTCCGTCGGAGAGCTTATCCTCGGGGATAATCCTTCGATGAAGGTCTTTGAATATTCCGGTTATGGTTGTTAAAAACTTTCTTTCCACAACAAAGCCCGTAACCTTTTAAGGTTGCCGGGCTTTATCTTATCCGAAGGAAGGTAAAGAATCCGGGGATGTTTTAGTCTATACTGAAAGCAATTTTGCCACTGTCTCCGACTGCTACAAATCTTCCAGCACCATACGTCATACCCTGTATTACCGATGTTTCAAAACTTGTAGTTGTTGACTGCATCCATACGTCGCTATCCATCGACCATCCAATTTTTCCACCATCTCCACCGGCAACGAATTTAGACTGTACGGCAGCAACATCCCTGATAAGGCTAGTTCCGAAGCTCGGGGTCGCGGCCTGAGTCCAAACATCACCGTCGGCAGAATAGGCGATCTTTCCAGAAGTACCTACAGCAATAAATAAACCTAATCCATTATAGGTAACACCCCTGATAAGGCTAGTTCCGAAGCTCGGGGTCGCGGCCTGAGTCCAAACATCACCGTCGGCAGAATAGGCGATCTTTCCTCCATCCCCTACGGCAACGAATTTACCGTCGCCATAGATCACTCCGTCTATAATAGTACCTCCGAAGCTCGGAGTCGCGGCCTGCGTCCACGTATCACCGTCAGCAGAATATCCAATCTTTCCTCCGTCTCCAACTGCAACGAATTTCCCATCGCCATAACATACATCATATACCGATGATGTTCCGAAGCTCGGGGTCGCGGCCTGAGTCCAAACATCACCGTCGGCAGAATAGGCGATCTTTCCGTCTTCTCCAACTGCCACATACGTTGCAGACCCATAGGCGACTCCATAAATCAAACTCGTAGAAAAAGACGGAGTTCCCGCCTGTACCCACACATCAGCGTCGTCAGAGTATGCAATTTTACCGGAAGCGCCGACTGCAACAAATTTTGTACCGTATACAACATCACGGACTGCCGAAGTTGAAAAACTCGGAGTTCCAGCCTGTACCCATTTCTGACCAGCGTTCCTCGGGGAGTAGAAAAGCCTCATCGTAATGTACCCCTTCGTGCGGAGTTCGTCTTGCTGTTCAGCGGTGAACTCGCCCATGTTCTCGTCGTACACCGTGCGGGTGTAGTACGGTTCGGTGACGATAACGTCACGGTCAACGTACTCGATTTCAGTAAGAGTGCGGTCGTCACAGGCCCACAGCCACACACTCAGGAATACGATGAACCACCATCCCCACTGCTTGCGCCACATACCTTTCGAGTACGGGCGCGGCCACTCCACGATAAACCATATCGCGCTGAGAATCCATCCTGCTCCTATCATGTTCATACCTCCACTTTATTGATAGTGGCAATATAGAGAGGTATTTGCAAAAAGTCAAGTATTTAATCATATTTTGTTCCCACAAGTGCCGCTCTCCACGTCGTCCCCGCGTCAACGGTGGTCATCTGGTATATCGTGACCTTGCTCGCCGTGGTATCGCGTGAAGGCTCAGTAGCGAACGGCCACTTCACCGTGGCGGGCCACGTCACCGTCGCCGAACCAGACGCGGGGTTGGTGATCTCGATCGTGAGCATCGACGCCACTTTCTCGTCGTAGGAGTTTGAAGGCACGTTGGTAATGGCAATCGTCACCGTCCCCGATGTGGGGAGGGTCATCGTGTGGTAGTCTCCTTCGGTCATGTCGATTGTCACAGTACCAGCAGAAACTGTTCCTAATTGGTTCAGCGCGTAGGCAATAGACCACGGAGGAGCCTTTAGTCGCTCCTCGACGTCCAGCTTGACGGTTCTGATTTCCTGAGCGCCAAGACCGGCTTTATCGGTGTTCGCCGGGGTGCTGGTCGAGTAGACGTTTGTATAACGGGAAGCCATTATTTACCTCACAGAAGATTGTGGCAAAACGGACAGGTGTACCCGGCGGACTTAACCTTGACCGGAACTACCTTCTTGCACGTCGAACAGTATAATTTCATTAGCAGTCTATGTACGGGAGAACCACGTTCCCGTTACTCCTTGTGAAGTGCTTATTTTTCATAAGCTGAATCTCTGAGTCTGACATCTCCTCCCACACCTGAGCGGCCTGCCATTCGTGACGACGCTTCTCCTCGAACGACGCGAGGTAGTAAGCAATGGCGTCGGGTGCTTCTTCCGTGAGAGAATCGGTGTGAGTCAAAAACGTAGTCGGCCGCGCGAGGTACTTGTAGTACTTCATTTCCAAATACGTCGCTTCATCGGTCATCGGGAACAGCCTCATGGTGTTCTCGTAAATATCATAGTAGAGCGGGTGCGACTGAGTTCCTCCGATGTCGAAGCCTTCTTTGTCCTCGGTCCCCATCGGGAGTTTCGTCAAGTTGATTATCCCGTTGCACTTGCGAATCGAGTACGCCGCCGCTGCCTGCGTAGGCCCGGCAGTTGCAAGCGTCAAGTTCGTGGCATCGGTCACGGTGAGTATTTCGTACCACGTAGCGTCGTCCCAACTGATCTGATATTTCTTCCCCGACCAGTCGGCCTCCCACGCCGTACCAGTACCTACGACGGCTGTGGTCGCGGCGCATTCAGCGGAACCAGTCTCGTATTCCGCAGAGTCAAACCGTAAAATTCGCACAGGCCCGATCTCGACTTTGAAGTCTGAAGGAAGCGCAAGCGAGCGCGTGTAAGCGGGAACGGCAACGCCATATTCCTCCTCCATCCACCAATAGTTGTAATCGTCCATCACTTTACGCATGAAGTTGGCAATCAAGCCCTCGGTCACAGCTTGGGCCTGCGTGGTAAGAGCGGCGGGAGGGGTCGTGTCCCCGTAAACAAGAAACATCGCGCGATTGTATATTTCCGAGAGCGTCATCTCCCCCTCCCTAGTAATACGGTATGGGCTGTATCACAGCGGGTATGGCCATCACCTGTCGCTGTAATACGTTCCACCGTCGCAAGCTTTCCACGTTCCAGAACAGCGTGTAGTACTCGTGGTAAAGCTCGATCAATTCTGCGTCGGTCATGAGGTCTTTGCGCTCGACCTCGTGGCACCCTAGCCGCCGATTGGCGTTGTACATCCGGCAAATAAAAGGACGCCGTTCGTAAACGGTGCACTTGCCGTCAGATAAAAAGGCGCATGTCCCGATAGCGTCGAAGTTGTTGCCATCCAGTAGGGACTTCTCAAAGTCCGATACGTGAAAGGGCGTCTTGCAGCACTTGTTCCCGCACTGTGAGCACGGAGTATCGGGTATGCGCGCGTAGAGGTCATATAACAGCCTGAGCTTCTTCTCGTGTGTCAACCGGGTCCTTCTTTGAGTGTTTCTTCGCCAGATCGTCGGCGCTCTTTTCGTCGTCGTAGAACTCGCTCTTTGAAATCGGTATTCCGGTACACTCGGCAGGATTGCACTCGATGCAGTCTTTGTCACATACGAAGTATTTCTCTTCGCGGACGTTGAACCGGTGCATCTCAATAGGGATGACGACTTCCCCGCCACCGCCAAGCTTCTGTCCGCCCTCGCGTCTTTCGCTCTGGATCACCGCATCGGTGAAAGGAATAACCGAATCCAGACAAGCCGTTCGTCCGGGGACCACAAGAGGTTTTCTCTGTATGGGTACGTTGGTCGTGTATCGCTCGATTGCGATGTTAGCCCTGCTGATGACTGCGTGAATCTTCTTCTTCATAAATCTTCCTATAATGAAAAGTCAGGGGGGACTTGAAGCCCCCCTGTTGTGTTACCCGCTGCAAATCGCAAGATAGTGAGTCGTTACGCCGTTCTGCTGTGCCGAAGTACCGATGGTGATTCCCTTTGAAGCTCCGGGAGTCGTACCACTGGAAACAGTCGGGTCGCCGCCGGTGTAAGGAGTGAAGCCGTTCGACGCTATAATGTCGTCGTCGCCTTCACACATGTACGCACCGGTCGCGTCGGACATGTTCTTCTCGTACACAAACGTCTTCACCGCGTCATCGGTCATCGAAATAGTCATGAAGAAATCGGGTATGAATCCGAGTTCAATGACCTGCGCTGCCGAACTTCCGGTGAACGTGCCAGTTTTGATTATCGCCATAGTTTTCTCCTTACCTCCACGCCTTGTAATAGAGCGTGGCCCCTAAGACCTGAAGGTCCGTGTCCGCGCCAACCGTGAACCCACGCCCACCACCGGGAGTCGTACCCGAAGAAATCGTGAACTCAGCCGCAGTATAGAGGCTTATCCCGAGAGAGGAGGTGAAGGTCAGCGGATCGTCGCTGTAAATATTGTAGTCGGAAGCCGTCGAGAACGTGCTCGTCGCTCCCACCCATGAGGCACCGGCGGTCGCCTGAACCGTCACGTAACCAAGACGAACATGGCCAGCGGAAGTCGCGGCGATGTCAGCAATGGCAAGCGCTTCGGTCGTGTGATTGAACACGGTCGAGTTAGGCCCGGTTGCAATAGAACCATCGTCAAGTTTCTGAGAGAAACCGAAGGCTCCCCACTTAGACTTGTCGACCGTAGACGCCGCAGGGTTTGAAGTCCCGGCCGCAGTCGAGGTGTAGCCCGCCGTCGCCTGCGAATACACCGAAGCGTAGTTCACATAGGCTTTCGTCGAGGTGATACTCAGTGTCGCGGGTTCGAGCAGACCGGTCCTTCCGTGAGCCACGGGAACGATCTTGTTCGCGGTCCCTTCGTCCATGTCGCTGGTCCACCACATCTTCACACCGTTGTCGGGGTTGAATATCTCGACCGCGCTGGGGTGAAAGCCGATCACTTCATTGATAGCGGCAAGAGACGTCGAATCGCACAAAAGCGTGCCGGTAAAAACCTGTTTATCCATTGTAATTCTCCTTCAAAAGTTGGATGAACGACGGGGCATGGTTAGCCCCGTCATTTCAGATTTTACGTACCAGCAAGCTTGCTTTCGCACTCAATTCTGCATGCACAGCTATCGTTGAGAATCGTGGTTACGTGTTCGACGATCGCGCCGACGGTTGAACGCTGTTCGAGCGGTCCGCCTTCGGTCTTGCGGTCGTGTACGTAAGTCCTTACGCCGCCTTCCATCTCGGTACAAGCATAGAATCCCTTGCCGACAACGAGGTTCGAGTACACGGTGACGGTATCGGCACCGGTCGATGCCCAGGTTTTGACGTTCGTAGACATTATGAAACGAACGCCGGAAACGTGCGCGCCGATCTCGCCGGGATACAGGCTCGAATAGTTGGCATAGTGCTGAACCGGGATGAAACCGGAGGTCGCAGGTGCCCAGTAAGTCGTGTCCCCGCCGCGTATCCACTGTGCAATCGTCGGGTGGATGAAGCACAGATAAGCTTCCGGTATAGGCGAAGAGTCGTAGCCAGAACCGGTCTTTATCATGGTCTGTATCTTTTCGACGTTCGCGTTTTCCAGAGTCGAAACCGCAGCGCGGAGGTGGTACGGGGTAAACACGCCGTTGTCAACAACGGTGCGAGCACCGGAAGTCGAACCTACGTTGGTCGCGGTCACGCGGATGTAATTCGTTCCGGCGTTGATAACCGAAGCGATGGTCCGGTCAACGGTGTTCCCCATCATTTCGCCCATGAGTCCGACAGTCTCCGATATAATCGGGTCGATGTCGGTCATCTGAACCATGTCGGTTATGATGGAGTACCCGCCATACTGCCCGATGGTGGACGTGATCTGAGTATCGTCCAGAACGAGCGGAGAAGGGGTTACGCCTTCTTCCAGCGGAGCGGTCTGAGCGGCCAAGCTTTCGATTCTGCGAAACTTGATCTGGTCGCCCGAACGCATTTTGAGCGGTCGCATTTCTGCGGCTGCCTTGTGGATGAGGCGCGGCAAGAGCCTCTGAAGCAGGCGCTTGTCGTAGTAAGTCCTTATAGGACTGGGTATGTCAGTGGTTTTGGTGTAATCCATTGAGTTGTCCTGATTTCAACTCGTCTAGGAAGAATAACCCTCAACCCGCCGGACCATCTTGTTGAATTCATCGCCGAGAGGGTCCATCTTTGCGATTCGCTGTGCCTCGTCCAGAACGGGCGAGGCCGAACCGCCGACGACCGGAGGGGGTTTCCCTAGATTAGCGTCAAGTTTTTTGGAAACCTGACCTTTCTTTTCTGCCTGTTTGCGATTCATGAGAGATTCGGCAAACTCGTATGCAATCTCGGGACCGCGCGGGTGCTCCATAATAATCTTGTCGAACCCGCGATATATAGGATTCGTGGCAATAAATTCGTCGAGAATCGCCATGCGGTCCTCGAAGTCCTCGTTGGCACTCACCCTAGCCACGCTTTCGCGGAAAGAGTCCTGAAATTGTCGCTTTGCTTCTTCGGCCTGACGCCTCGATTCCAACCTCCGCAAGTCACCGGCGGTAAGAATGTCATCGTCCCTGAACTCGTCCTGCGGCTGCGCCGGGGCTACACGGGCCTCAATCGCATCAAGCTTCGCCTGAATCGCTGCAAGGTTTCGTTCGTATGCCTTGTTCTCTCGGCGCAAACGGGCAAACGCCGCTGCGTCCTTGTCCTGACCGGGGGTTTCAGGAGTTACACCCGTCTCTGCGACCTGCTGGTCGGGGGCACCAGCTGCCACTTCAGTATCGGGGGTTGCGCTTACCTCCGGGACTTCTGCGGCTACACCCAGTTCGTCGCTCATAAAAAACCTCGTGTATAAAATACGAAAGCCCGCGCCGGGATTACTCCCAACGCGGGCCTCCGCTACATCCAAAAGGGGTGCGAAAGAATCCGCTTATTTGGTTCTAAAGTACTGAAATACTAAACATCTGTCAAGTACTTTTTTTCGAGAAATCTAATTTTTTTCTTGACAGGAAAAGGCAATCACGAACCCCGCCCTGCCCGTAAACAAGCCTTATTTCAATTTCGCCCGTGTGTTTGTCCGCACGAGCGGAGTCCATGATTGCCTGAATAGCCCTGATCGCGTCTATGTCGTTCAAACTCTTACCCCATCTTATTGTCGCCAAGATTTACGTTGTCGCGCTGAATCCTCAGTTCTGACTCGTACACGTCGTTGGCCTTGATAGTTGCAACGCCAATCTGCGCCTGAGCCGCGATCTTAGCGACTTCGATCTTGACCTGTGCTTTCATCTGTTCCATCATCTGCTCGAACTGCATCGCCATCTGTTCCGACTGCTGCTGCGACTGCGCCTGCCCATCAAGGTCTTCAAGCCACTCCTCGCGGCTTTTCTTGTCTATGTCCATAAACTTCAACGCGATCTTGTCTGGTACATAGTTGCCCTGGTGTTTCCATTCGTTCAGCGTCGAAAGAATTGCAAGCCGGTACGACGGCGTATCCTGAAGATCACCGAATCTCACATCCCAATCGATGTTGGCCCGGCCCTTGTCGAAGTCGTCCCAATACTCGGCAATCTTCTGTTGCAAATTCTGCAACTGTTGCATGATCTGTTCGCCCTGCTGGACAAACTCCGCCTGAGCCTGCGGGTCGTCCTGCGGTGGCGGGGTGGACTGAATCTCAATCGCCTGCTTTTCAAGCTCTTTGAGTTCCTTGACGTGGGGCGTGTTCTCGCCGACGATGTTCTTAATCTTCGCAATATCCCAATGCTTGTTGACAAGCTTGATGACGTGCTTACTCAACATCTCGTATCCAAGCCAGATATTGTCAAGGCCGTGCTGAATCTGAGTATAGTTGGCCCTCTCACGGAGCTGTGCAACGCCCACGGCCTGCTGTCCCGTGTCGGGTACGCCAAGCATGTCCGAAGGGATTGAAACCATGTCGAAGTCGGTATTGTTTTCCTTTTCGAGCATCACGTAGGCGTCGGGAATCTTCGGACCGTCGAATTGATCGATGTCGTTCAGGTCGTCCATTTCAACAACCTGTTCGTCGCCGGTGAGAAATGCCTTCATGTCTACGTTCGCGCCGCGCTTGACCTTGTACCCCTTGATGTTCTTCGACAGGATGAACTCCATCATCTGAGAACGGCGCTTGTTCTTTTCAAGCTGGATGTCCCGAAGCGGCCTTACCATCCCCTGAAGCTTCCATTCCCAATCTGGGCAGGTAGGGTCGAACGTCCACATAACCGGTATCAGCGGGTACTCATCTTCAAGGTACGGAGAAACCCCATCATAGGCCATGATGAAGTCCCCGATAGAGCGCTTCATCTTGATGATATTGGCCCGTCGGTTGACGATCTTGTAGTCCTCCGGGTTTTCGAGCGACTCAAGGAATTTTTGCTCACCGCCCTTGTCGAGAATAGTATGCTCCATCGTCTGAAGGTTGATGGCGAACGGGCGTTCCTCTGAACCCCTGTACCACTTTTCCAGCACATTGACGCGGCCCTTCCCGCCGAAACTACGGGCGGTCATATTTTCGAGCGCGTTCTCTTCCTGATCCGGGAGTCCTTCAATCTCCTTCGCAAGCTTCGGGTACATCGCCTTCAATTCTGTCTTTGACAGGTATGCCCGCCTGAAAATGTGTGAGCAATCTGAAAGGTCGGGGCTGTTCATGTATGGGTCGAACAGAACGCGGAACGGGTCTTCGCGTCTGATAACAATGTCTCCGTTCAGGATGTCCCGCGAGTAGTCCATGTACACAAAGAACCACCCGATACCGCACTTGATTGCGTCGTCAACCGTGGCGTCGAGTTGATAACTTACCGGACGCGAGGAATACATAAGCTGCAAAAGCTGTGTATAGACATCGGAGCGGAAGTCGTCCGATCCCTCGTGCGGGTAGGTTTTCATGCCATTACGATTCTGCCGGTGAAATCCAGATACCCAATCCACGCGCTTCTTGATGAGATTGATCGAAAGATACGGCTTGCCCTTCTTCTTCTTGACGCTTCCCCACTGGTTGCCGAGATAAAAGTCGTCATCCTCTTTCATCTCGTTTCTGAGTAGCGAAAGGTGAGCAAGGTCATCGTTCCATTCCGCGTACATGTCTTTGATGCTTACGTCTTCCCCGTATGCTTTCATGCGTTCAACCATGAGTTACCATTACTCGCGTCTTTGGACTGCCTGTGCCACCTCAAAATGGGGTTGTCAGTCTCATGCGTAGCAGGCTCGACATACGCCGGGCCGGCCACTTTTACCTTCTCGTCCCGAAGCCTTGAAAGCGCGTCCAGCATGTCCTTGTACTGGCTTACGGGGAACTCGTTGTACTCTTCCATGATAAAGTCATCGACAAGATTTCTGAGCTTGCCGTTACAATCGGTGTAGGGAAGCTTCTCGGGGAAAATCATTCTGCCCTCTTGAAACAAGGGCTGTAATTTAAGAATCCTTTCATCCTTTGACAGTCTGGTCCCGCCGACTTCCTCTATCGGGAAATGGAATCCTTCCTCGCGCTTCTTCTCCTCGATGTATTCTATGTCGCCCTGCATGGAGTATTTCTCGTAATAGACCTTTATCACCTTCCATTTAGCCACAAGGTCGAAGAGTTTCCTTTGCTTTTGCTGAAGGTCGAGCCTGTCTCTCACGCAGTCTAGTATGTAATAATAATTCCTCTGGTCTACGCCAACCACCCACATGACCGTATAGGCTGAACCCTCTTTCTTTGAACCCGCCGGGTCTGCGAAGATGAAATTTCTTGTGTGTGGCCGGGCAGTTGAATTGTTGTAGTACCGAATCCAATTAACGTCAAAAGCCTTCTCGTCAGCCTTGATAGGGTCCATAAGCATCTGTGAAGCAAAGGTCGCGGTTCCCATGTTCTTGAACTCTTCCCATATGTGGTCCTGGGTATAGAGTACTGCCCGTCCATCGCCGATGGGAGATACATCGTCCTCCGCGTTGCCCGGCTTAGCCGGAAAGGCTCCGTTATGGGTGCAGGCATATTCCCGGACCGTATAGCCTCCACCCCTAATGAGTTCACCGTAGAAGTCACCAAAGTGATACCTGGTTCCGATGAAACAGTGAGTTCCGTTCTTTGGATCGCCGAGAGCATGTGAGAGCCTAACACATTCCGACACCTTGTTTCGCTGTTCACTGGTTGACACAGCCTCCCTTGTCACCACGTCGTCGTAAATACGCCGGGTAAAGTGCTTGCCCGTGGGCATTGAATCTATGAGTCCAGAAGCCTGCAATGTACCGCCGATCTCGTTACCGCATTTAAGCTGTAATCCATCGTCAAGGGACCACAGCCACCCCTTTGTGTTCATCGGGTTCGCCGGGATTACATCTTCAAACGCGGCCGCAAGTAAACCGTTGGTTTCAAGAATGGTCTTGATTCGACGTAAAAAATCCTTCGCTATCGACTTCGTGTGAGAAAAAATACACCCGCGTATCATGGGATCACGCAAGGCGTCCTGAATCGTACCAGCTACGGTTATTATCGAACTTTTATAATGATAGCGACTCCATACGTCCAGCGTCTTGTGGCGGTTGTCGTTGACTTCGTTAGCCCTGTCAACCAGCCACGGGTGGTTCATATCACCCCATCCGAGAACGAAGTACATAAGGAAAAATAGGTCGTCCCAACACAGCTTGCGAATCAACTCAATGGCTTTCTTCCAGTCGTTCTTGTCCCGAAAGACGTTCAGGTCGCGGGCGATCTTCTCGTAATTTCTACGGTACTTTGCGCCCTCTACAGGATGGAAGATGAATCCATTCACGCCTTGTTATCCAGAAGTATTCTAGAAATATCGCCCTCGAACACGAAACTCCCGAGGTGGTCAAGCCTTGCCGTCACATCAAGATAAATCTTCCCGCCCATCTTCTTCCAGCGGTTGCAGAACCCGTAATCCTCAGACCAGCCAACACCGTTCTCATCATAAAGGTTCTCGAAAAACGTGTAGGTAAACTCGCGCTCCTTCTCCGAAAGCAAGTGAGAATAGGTCTTGTACTTCATCTCCGGGTAGTGCTGCATCATCTTCTCGAACACGCCGCGCTGGATCATCAAGAATCCGGCCCCTACCCGCTCGACCTCGCAAATCCCATTTATGATGTCGAACCGGCCCTCGGGAAACGTCACGGTATAGTCCTCTTTCATGCACTTCTTCCGATACCCACCGGCAATGACTTCCTTTTCCGAAAGCATCAGTCGTATCACAGACTCGGCCTGAAACCCTATGTCGGCGTCAAGGAACATGAAGTGCGTGTAATCAGTGCCCCTGCCGAGGAAAGCGGCGACGCACTCGTTTCTCGCGCGGCAGACGTTCGACTCGTTCCTAACAAAATACGTGTAAAACTCCACCCCCAAGTGCCAGAACAGGTTCTGCATCTTCAGAAGGCTCGCGGTGTAAACGTCGGTCAGCATCCCGCCGTAGCAGGGGGTTGCAAGCCAGAGCTTCATACCCCGGAGCTTCGCCATCTCGGACGGCGGAAGCGGCATCCCCTGCGATCTTTTTTCGCGCCTCTTGTCTTTACTCACCCGGCTCTACCTTCCTGTGGATATACTTTCCTTCCAGCGGCTTGACGTACTCGTACTTGACGCCAATATAGTTTTCAAGAGAACAAACCCTCGACATCAAGTAATCAACCAAATCCTTCGCCCATGCGTGGTCTTTTTGTAAAATTTTGAACTTCTCGCGCAATTCCTTATCCTTCATGACTTCCTCACTAACCATGAACTACCCAAAGGCTGCACCCCTGGGAACGACTCCTGAACTGCCCTCGCAACACCGGGCCAGTTTATATCATGACCGCCGAAATACCCACCCTGCTTCACCTTCGGCCACCACGCCCGTATGTCAGCAAGCACGTCCTCGTACTCGTGACTCGCGTCGATAAACACACCAACAAGGCTTTCGTCCTTGTAGTCCTTCGCTGCCTCGACGCTCGGCTTCCTCACGGGAACGATATATCCCCCGCGAATCCAGCCATCAACATTCTCGCAAAACTCGGCGTACACATCATGCTGCGCCACATAAAGCTTGTGCTCCTCGCTGCCCTCCCACGTATCAACACAGTACAAAACCAACCCACCGTCCATCAAATCAGACTGCACCGCAAAATACGCCGAACTTCTACCAAGCCAACTCCCAACCTCAACAAAAATGCCTTCTCGCGATTCGTCAATCACCCGCGAGTATATATCCTGAAAATCAAACCAGCCAGGTATCTCATACCACTTCTTCATGATCTATCACCATTACACCCGTACCGTCGTTCAGCCCAAACTCCCAAGTGCATCCCAATATAATAAGTCGATAATAACGATACCATGCGCGCGAGGTAGTCTCCATTGTTCACGAACTCTATCTCAGAACATATTAAAGCGCATACGTTTAAAACAAGCGCAGCCCATCCCAACCTAACCCACATAGTACGTCACCACGCAATGGCATATCCATAGAAGTTGCATCAACCACATGGAATATATGAATCCGTAAAAGACCTGCTCGTCTCTGTCAAATATGTCATAGGTTTTATACACCAAAAACGCAACTCCCGCCACCCACAAAATAACCGTTAAGACGTAAAACAAACTATACCAATGCATCATGCTTGGCCGTCAGTTTTTTTTCTGTATTCATGAGTTGCTTTTTTTTCTGGAATATATACATACGACACACCCAAGAAATCTTCCAGCTTGCTCATTCTTGTAGCAGCCATATTCCCGCGAGCACGCACCATGAACCTAAACTCATCAAGTTCTTTCTTCAACCTAATGACTTCTTCGCGCAACTCCTTATCCTTCATGGTCGCCTCCCACTAGTTCCTTGTAAGCTACAATACCTATGTAACTACCATACGCGGCCGCTACATATATCGTCAATCCAAGCCCTATCAGTGGGTAATATACAGACACTACACGGGCAACAGTCATGGCCACGATAAAAATACCAAAAACCACCCACTCGGATAGCGACATGGGGCAACCGATAGCCCGGAGAACACGCACCACTATCACTTTAAGTTTCTTCATTCTTCACCGTCCACACTGCACTTTTCTTCCCACCACCACCCTCGCCACCGCACGCAATACGAAACTTCCGCACAAACTCACCAGCGTCAAATTCGCCGTCCGACTCCACACGGATAAATAGCCTCCCCGCGTCCTCGTAATACACACACACCGCCTCAATCCCGCGCTTGCCCACCCGATCCGACATCAAGCCCATTATCAGCTTCACGTCCTCCACCGGGCCAATAGCTTCAAGTGGGACGAATACCACCACGGGAAAAACCTCCAAAATTTTCTGCTGGCTCAGTGAGGGGAATCAAGCCCAAACCCCCCGGCCCCATGGACAGGGGGGGGCGTCTCCCGAATCCCAGCCACACGCCGGCCCGCGCTATCCCGCACGCCTACCGTCGAGTAGCACCGTAGCTAGTATCAGTGCGAACAACACTAAACATGCGTATAGTATAAAGGTCATGAGTTATCAGGCCTCATAATCGCGGCTAGGGTTTGGGGCGCCTCCCGTCCCTCACTCACCGCGCACCTCCCGGAACCATCATCCGTATTGGCCTGTCGTCTAGGTCGTCTCCATCCTGGACAGCCTGGGAGGCGTCTATGGTGTACTCAGCGGGGATGTCTACCTGCACCCGGCCAGCGCTATCCTTGACCGGGAAAAACTGGAATATGTTGACGCTCTTCGGGGCCGGTTGATCCGCACCCGTGAGGCGGGCTATACTGTCGTTGATGTCGCGTTGTAGCCTGATCCGCGTCTCCCGCTTGTCAATGCCCTCGCAATCTCGGTATTGCTGCTCGTATCTCGCCAGGATCAGCGGCCGGTATTGGTCTATTTCGGCGGTTGATAGCTTCAGCCGCTGTTTGGCAGTTACCATATACCTGCGTATCTGTCGTGGTTGTACCCCAAATACAGGGGAAAGGGTGGATTGTATCGCGGAAGTGCTATGCCCGGCTACTATCATATCTATTATGCGGGTAATGATTATGTCGGCGTCTGGTCTATTACGGGGCAATTATGACCTCGGATCGCGCGGAATGTCTAGTGTATTGGTAGTATATGGCATGATTATCGGCCCCGGAACCTCTGATTGCGGCGTAATGTGCGCGGCTATCATACCCATCAGGCGCGCGAGAGAGGGAGAATATCCTGAGTGCTGGATATAGTATTGCGCCCAGGCGTCAACATCGCGTACACGCGCGGCCAATC